TTTCGTCGTTTGATATGACTGAAGTAAATGCTGATCCTGAAAAAGTGCTATCAAAAAGGATCATTGCGTTGGACGATATTGGAACAGAGGATGCTTCTGTCAAATTTGGAGAAAAAAGAATGGTTATCCCTGAAATTTTAGATGAGGCTGAAAAATACGGCAAATTGTTATTAATAACCAGCAATTTAGGATCAAAAGAACTTGTATCAAAATATGGAAGTAGGATCTTTGATCGTCTTATTGAAACCACAATAGGAATAGAATTTCAAGGCAAATCTTTTAGAGGTTGATAAATAATTTACAAATAGTTCGTGGCAAGTGAACAACCTGATATGTTCGATGTTATTTTTGGCAAATTCAAAATGGTAAGATTTTTACATTAGACAAAATTAATTAAAAAATATGACAGAAGCAGAAAAACAAGAACATATAAAAAAGATTAAAGAAATTTTGGAAAGTAAAAAAATTTATACATTCAAAGATATATTTGTCTTTTATAAGGGTTGTTCACGGGCTACTGCTTATAACAATGGGTTCGACAAGTTAGACGACATAAAAGAGGCGATCATGATGAATAAGCGGCGGGGTGTTCAATCTCTAATTGATAGATGGGTTGATTCTGATAACCCAACTCTTCAAATTGCTGCCTTCAAAATTATTTGCGATCCTGAAGAACGGGCTGCAATAAGTCCAAATTATAACAGTACTTCTGAAGGGGCTGACAATGAGATTCTAATTAAAACGGTTGATTGATGGAACTAAACATCGTCAAAAAGTATCGTGATTTTTTCAAGACAACTGAAAACGAACCGGTTGTAATTTTGCAAGGTTCGAAACGATCCGGAAAAACATACGCAATACTTCAGCGCATTGGACTTGACTTTATAATGGAACGAAATAAGAAGTTTCAATGTTTTTCTGAAAGTCCAAAACAGCAAAACTTTGGGTTGATGTCTGATTTTAATAACATCTTTAACCCTATATTACACCGTGTCAAGACAAATTTAACTCAAAAGACGTTTTCATATCGCAATAACCAACTTGCGTTTATTAATATTGCTGATAACACAAATGCCAATGATATAGCCAATTCATTAGGGGCGTGCGATGTTCGTTTCATTAACGAGTGCAACACATTTTCAAAAGAAACGGTTGAAAAGCTACAGATCAACAACCGTGAAAAGCTATTTTTAGATTTTAACCCATATCGCAAGTTTTGGATCGACGACCTAATCACCGAAAAAAACTTTCTAAAAACTACATGGAAGGACAACCCGTTTTTGACACAAAACCAAATAGCGTTATTCACGCAATGGACGGAACAAGGAAAACGTTCTGAAATTGGCAGTTACGATTATTGGCGGTGGCAGGTCTTATGCGAAGGCAATTACGCTGATATAACGGGTGAAATATTTACTACTGAAAATATCCATTTTTCAGACAAGAAGCCGGAGGGCTTGCATAACTATATCATTTTTGCTGATCCTTCAAACGCAAAGGGAGGTGACAATTTTGCACTTACATTGACGGCAACGGATACTGAAGGCAAAGTTTGGCTAATTGATAGTTTTTCACGCAACAAAATAGAGAAGGTTTTGATAGCTGAGAAAATTAAAGAATGGCAGCGTGATTATCCGGTGCAAAGAACTCTAATAGAAACGAACGGACAAATCGGGCTGAAGTTCTTTAATGATTGTGTCGCCTCTCAAATAACCGTCGAAGGTTGGTATAGTAGAACGGACAAATACGAACGGATCATGAGTAATTTTGACGTGATCACGCAAAAACTTTTCATACTTGACACGCCTCAAAATCGGGAGTTTGCTCAACAAATCTATACGTTTAGTATTGATTGCGAACACGACGACAATATTGACTGCCTTAATAATGCTATTTTGGCTTATATTTTGATATACGGTGAGCTGAAGATATTATTTTGATAACTTTAGTACAATTTTAGGAAATGTGTGTTATATTTGGCGCGAAAATAAAATAATATGAAAATATTCAACTTTAGAACGAAAAAACAATCAACCGCTGATCAATATCAATTAGGGCGGGCGACGAACTTATTAGGATATTACGACCGGCTCGGTTTGGGGTTTGTCGTCGATGAATTTAACTTGTTTTCACAAGTGAAGGGTTACAGAACCGACCTACTTAACGGCACTAATTGGCGGCCAACGGATACAGTCAACGCTCAAAACATTCAATACATTCAATTCATTAAGCTACTGCAAAAATACTCGACTGCAATCTTTAATGACTTTGTGACCATCGGGTACGCGATATTTGCAAGAATTGAAGGGCAACTGTTTTACATTTCACCGAACAATTACATCAAAGACGCAAGCACAAACTACGTGTCAATTAACAATTACAGCAACGCTGAAGTGTTTGAATTTGACGATCCGGACGTGTTTTGCGGTGAGCTTTCAATCTTTCAAAAATGCCAACCATACCAACGACTTTACAACATTGCATTAAGTTGTCAGAAAAATGGATTGTACAAAAGCGGTTTCGTGAATGTTATTAGTCCAAAGTCAGCAAGTGGTTTGCCAATGAAAACCGTTCTTACTGATGTAGAAAAACAGGCAATGGAGAAGACAATTTCAGAAAGTCACGGCGTCGCAACCGACACGCAAACAAACTTTTTGATATTTCAACAAGACGTCAACGTGAATACAATCATGTTTGACTTTGCAAAATTAGGAATCATTGAAACTAAACAACTTTGCGAGGAGTTTGTCTGTAGCAAGTTGGGTGTTCCTTATGTATTGCTGCCTTCGAGCGGACAAACATTTGCCAACTATGAAGAGGCAAACAAAATACTTTACGAAAATCATTCAAAATATTGTGAGTATTTTTGCAACTTTGCAAAAAACGATTTAGGTTTTAATATAGATTATAAAACAATTGCAGAGGCTAATAAAGGCATAGTATGACAAAGAATCTAAACATATTCGGAGATATTGTCTCAACCATTAGAACCGTTGGTGATGTATCACCTTCTTCAGTAACGGAGGCGGTTGGAGAACTAACTACGAACGACGAACTGATCGTGAATATTGACTGTTTTGGAGGTGAATTATTTGCAGCCGTCGCAATACGTTCAATATTAAAAAAATCACCGGCAAAGAAAACATTTAACATTCTTGGAATTTGTGCAAGCTCTGCAAACACACTGTTCGATGAATATGATACTATCAATATTGCGCAAGGTGCAATGGTTATGAATCACAAGCCAACGGCTGCAATCAATGGAAACGCAATAGATATGAGAACGCAAGCCGACGTACTTGACAAGGTAGAGAATGAAATCATTCTAAAGAACCTACATGCAAGGACGGGTAAACCAATTAATGAATTATCGCAACTACTTGTTGAGGGGTGGTGGTTAACGTCCGAAGAAGCCGTTCAATTGTTAAAATTTGGTGAATTAAAAACCGCTGCTATCATGAATCATGGCAAAACATTGCAGGAAAATATCTATAAAAATTATTTGGAACGAAAAAAAACGTCAAGTGCGGACGCATACGCACAATTTATGAACATTAAAAAAAGGTTATCAAAATGAAAGAAATCTTGTTAAATTTGTTAGCGTTGACCGTTACAGCGTTAACGCAAAGTGGGGGTGAGATATCACCTGAATTGCAAAATGAAATTGACAGCATCACCGCTGCAATTAACGCAATGCCGGATGATGCCGGCGGGGACGCGGCTACCTCGGGAGACGGTTCAAATGGTCAAGCAGTAAGCAATGAGTTGATGCAACGTCTTGCTGATCTGGCTGAAAAAATTAAAGACGATGCTACAAAAATGAAAGTATCAAACAAAATCACCGATGCGAAAATCGTAGCCGTAAATAACGCAATCCGTAATTTTGAAGTTAAACAAAAAGATTTGGGCGCTGGAGTTGCAAAACCGAAAAACTTAAATTTTGATGCGCTGGTTGAAAACGGGGGCAAAATCAAAATCTACAACGGGAACAGCTCGTTGTTTACCAAAGTAGCACTCGAAAAGTTTAGCTTTTCTCAAAAGTTGAGAAATACGGGCTTACTTGCAGGTATCAAAGAGATGGCACTCCCTGAAGGAAGTAATCAAATTATTTGGACTGAAGGAACACGAGGAGCAAACACCGCTGCTATCGTGGCAATCGGGGCTGATAAACCGTTCAAAACCAACACAACGGCAAACACAACCCTCGCTTTGTCAACATTGGCACAAGGCGTTACGGTTCCAGTTCAATTGTTGAAGGCTATTAACGGCGTCCAATCACTTTATGAAGACGACCTGAAGGGTGATTTAGAGGACAAAGTCGCTGCTCAAGTTGCTGCTGCTATTGCTTTGGCTGCCAACCCGATTGTGACCACTGCAAAAGTAAACGTTGGCACTCCAACCATCGCAGACGTTATCGAAGTTGCTTATTGGCAGTTGAGACCGTACGCACAAGGCAAAACGATTCACGTTGCAATCTCAAGTGAACAACAAAAGGCACTCAACCTTTTGAAAGATGCAAACTACAATAGAATTGCAAAAATTTCGTATCCGGACTTGTCAATCGAAAACTTTATTGCAGATGCAACCTATACATCGGACAAAATCTTTGCATGGGTCGATAACTTGTCAGTTCGTTTCTACAACGATGGCTTGTGGATTGGCTCGGATGAATTGAACGGTCGCGGAGTTTCGGGTTCCAACTTCTCAAAGAACCAAATTAGTATTTTGGCTGAATACTTGAACGAAGGGATCGTAATTCGTGGAACGGACGTCGTGACTACAATTTACGATTCTATTTCAGGTGTAATTACTGAATTGACAAAAGCATGAAAATAGAGATTGTAAAACCACATAAACTACTTGAGGAAGGTCGAGTACTTGACATTGATCACGAGTATGCGCTCCATTTGATTAAGAAGGGAATCGCAAGGAAAGCCGGCAAGGTTGATGACAAGGCTGAAGAAAAATCGGAGGCTGATGTGGACAATAAGCCGGAGGCAAAGGTTGAAAAAGCAAAATCAAAATAAACAAATACGGCAATGGGTTACGAACAGTACAATACATACCCTATTCAAATATTAGGAATAAACGAATCATACAACGATGAGCTGACAGCCATCGAGAATGAAATTATTAATGAAATGGGATACTCGGGTAACGTTGCGGACTTGAGTAGCGTGTTGCCTTATTTTGTTTTTTTTAAGTTTTGTGAGTATCATGCAAGTCAAGTTAACGCCAACAACGGGGAGAGCTATCAAACACAGGAATACACAACCCCGTCCATGGTTGCACAAGTAAGGGCGTGGAATATTGGCGTTAAGATGCTTGCTTCAATATGCGCTGCAAATGGGACGACTGTAAACGAAATTTATACTTCTGAAAGAATCTTAATATGATTGAAAAGTTTCTTCTTGATATTGGTATGCGGTGTGGGACGGTGAAAAATTTCAGTGTTGCAATAGCCGATGACTTGAGAAAAGGCGATGGGCAGCATTGGTATTTTTTGACGCCTATCAAAGTAACCGACGGTGGCAACGGGTTAAAGACGTGCACGGTGAATTTGGCATATCCTTTCATATCGGAACGGGGCGACGTTACGGAGCAAGACGTCTTTAATCGTTTGTATTCATTGTCAACCCCCTATCAAACGGAATTAATCAATCAATTAAGAAAAAACGTGATAGTGACATCGTTTACATTTTCAATCGTGCCGTTTTGGGCAAATGACAAGGGAGAAAGAACGGAGCGTAAAGACTTTGGCGGGGCTCGAATTCACATATTGAATGCAGTAGTAAATGTAAATTACAGAACAGATTGGTTTAAGAACAATTAAAAAAAGAATAAAAAGATTATGGCAAATTATGGAAACTTCCTGCAATATGCAGGACAAAAAACGGGTATAGATGTTGGATTTGGCAAAATGTTTCTTGTCTATTCAAGTCAAGCAACAAAAGGAGCAAGTGACCTGACGGCAACGGCAATTAATGCCGAAATTTCAGCTGGAACAATTATCGGAGTAATTAAGGGATGGCATACAATTGCAGGTGCTCCCGTTGCTGAAGTATCGGTTGAACGTCCGGGAACACGTGAGAAAAAGATGATCCGTCCTGAAATATTAGCCGATACATTAACATTTGAGAGTGGTATAGCTAATAACGAAGTGTTGGGTGATATTGTGAAGGTTGGTTCACTGAATTGTATCCTACTTGACGATCAGGGTAACGCCTATGGTGAATACACACAAACTGAAGGAAAGATTGGCACAATGCTCGTAAACTTTTCCGAAAAGAAAACAAGTGGCATGCAAACTGATTATGCGGCTGAGAAGAGTGTAGCCATCACGGCACGTTATTTGGTTAACAACTTAAATGTTATTTATGCAGCAACCGCAACCGAATTGATCACTCCGAAAGACTTGCTGTATGGACAATTAGTTTCTGACACGATCGGAGCAAGTGGCAAGATCGTTTTGAACTTGCAATACAAGGCAACTAATGATCCGTTCGTTGGAACGGTGGCCGCATTGAATATTACCATAAAGGGGCTGCCGTCGGGGGTTGCACTTGGAACGATTACATCGGACAACGCAGGCAACTTTACAATTAATTTCACAGGGACATTGACCGCTGGAACTTATCTAATTTCAATAGCCGGCGCAACGTTCTACATGAAGGAAACTTCAATCACTATTGCATAAAATAGTTTATCATGGAATTTGATCTCAAAGGGTTCGAAATTGACGGCATTACTTATTTTGTAAGTGATGAAATGATTACAGAATACGGCTCTTTAGAGGACGCAGCGAAGGCGGCAAAGGCTGCAATAGAAGGAGCGCCTAAAAATGATGCCGTTAAAAGCGACAATGTGGTTGACAAATCGACCACACCATCAGAGCCGGCACCACCTCCATTCACTGCACCCGTAACATCGACGGACACAGAAGGTGAAACGGCAACCGAAACGCCTAATGATTAAGACAAAGAAAGGCTATTCATTTAGCCTTTCTTTTTAAAAGACTTGCACCATGGGAAAGTTAACACTGAAGGATATAAGCATTGCAGAATATTGCGATATGCTGAAGGCAGGGGTAGATGTTGTTACACTGAAAGAAATTAACGACTTACTCACGAAGGCGCTAGGAGACGTTGGGGTTGGCTTTGATTTGGACGTTTTCATGATGCAAAAGGACTTACTGTTATTGCAATGCAGGCAAGCGATAGCAATACTTGATTTCAATGGTGAACAGGTGGCATTCCTTGACGAGAGAATAAAAGCAATCAAAAAGGAACTTGCAGGAAAAGAAAAGAAAACAGAAAATAAAGATCCTTACAAGTCGTTCCTTTCATGGATATTGGCCGTTGAAAAGTACTTAGGGTTTTCAATCGACCGAAAGAATGACTTACTTTATTTTGCTGAAGCAACAATTCAAATGTTAAACCATTTTGAATCACAAAAACGTCAAATTGACGAAAGTAAAGCAAGCAAAAGATAATAAAGATGACGGCATTCGATTTTCTTAAGAGCATTCAGGCACTTACTCCGGACGTTGTTAATTCAATTGGAGTTACAGCAGTTCAACAAAACGGTGATCAAGTCATCAAAGATGCCATCGATGCCAACTTTCAAGGGTTGACGTTTGCCGGCAACCCAATTGATGAAGTAAAGCCTTTTAATGACTGGTTCGAAACAGGTGAGTTCCATAACAACTTGACATTCTTAAATACAAAGGATATTCAATTTACAAGTAGGGGTGACGGGTTCGCTGCAATTGAACAAGCATTCGATCCTGAAGACACTATAGCACCATCGGCCGTTATATTACAGGAATCAACGACGCAAGCTATTAAACAATCATTTATTAATATATTAACGCAAGGAATATGAGTGACTTAATTGATAGAATTTTTGACGTCGATAAAATTAGCGCTGAAATTAAGACAATAACAGAACAAATTACAGCGTTAACCGACACAATAAACACTATTAAGGGCAATTTGTCCACCATTGGCAGCGATATACGAAAGTCAAAAGGCATGGACGACTTAGTCACTCAATCGCAGACCCTTAACAGTGAATTTTCAAAAGGGCAAAAGGCCGTCAAAGATTGGCAAACACAAGTAGCCAACTTGCAGGCAAAGACTGAACAGTTAACGGGAGCTGAGAAAGCTGCCAACATTGAAATAGCAAAGGCACGGATTGAGTTACAAGCAGCACAAAAAAGTATCAAAGATGCAGCCGTCGAGCAAATCGTTCTTAGCTCGAAAACTGACAGTCTACAAAAAAATTACTATGCACTCAAACAAGAGCTTGCATTGACCGAGAAACAGTTCAAATCTTTATCAATACAGGAACAGAACAGCGCCAAAGGTAAAGAGCTAATGGACAAGTACAACGAATTGGCTGAAGTTGTAAACAAAACGGACGAGTCCTTTGGACACTTTCAAAATCGAGTAGGACAATACGAACAAGCTACTAAACCATTACGAGCTGAATTGCGTGCAATAGCGCAAGAAATGGCAACGCTGGCAACGAATGGGGATCGTGACTCGGCGCAATATAAGGCATTAAGCGACCGAGGCGCTGAACTGACAAGGTCCTTAAAAGAAGTCCACACTGAATTAAAGAATGCGGGTGCTGAAAACAAAGGAATTGAAGAAGTAGCGGGGGCATTTAAGGCTGTCGGAGCAGCGGCTGAAGTGGCTGAAGGGGGTGCTGCCTTATTTGGGCTTCAAAATGACAACGTAACAGAAAGTATTCAAAAGTTAGTTGCTATTCAATCTGTTATGAATGGAGTCGATGAAGTAGCAAAGGCATTACGGAAAGAAAGCATTTTCATGATGGGAGTGCAAGCTGCCAAATCCGCAATATTAGCAGCATGGAAAACAACCTTAATAACATTAGAACGTGTTTTTGGCGTTACGGCTGCCACCTCAATGGCTCTTGCAACCGCTGGAATAACGGCAGTAATATCGGGGGTTGTCCTTTTGGTTGCAAACTTCAATTCGGTAATAAACGCTGTAAAATCATTTTTTGGAGTTACAAACAATTTTGAAAAAACCGAACAACAGATAAAAAATCTTAATAATGCATTAAGTGACTTCGACGAATTAACCGCATTGGCGGTTGAGAGAATGAAGGCACTCGGGAAATCGGATGAGGAAATATTGACATACAAAAAACAAAGGTTTGCTGAAGAGTTGAAAATGAGCAAAGACAGGTACAATGGTCTAATGAGTTTAAACAGGAGCCTAACTGAAGACGAGAAAAAAAATCTTAATGAAAGTGCCGAGTTTATTAAGAATTCAAATAAAACTAAATACGCTTTAGATACTGAAGCAATCAACAACCAACGTGAACAAAAAGAGAAAGCAACTGAAGAAAATAAAAAAATTGCTGAAAAAGAAGAGCAAGAGGCTGAAAAACACAATAAGGCCTTGCTCGACGCTCGTAGGAAATTAGAGGACTCACAAATTGAATTGATGCAAGACGGTTTAGCCAAAGAGTTGAAAAAAAACGAAGTGAAATACCAACGTGAAATCGAAGACCAACAAGCGACGGGCAAATTAAAAAACATGATCCTTCAAGAGCAAGAAAATGAAGCCACCGAAATTAAAAGGAAATATGCAATCAAAGATTTAGAGGAATCGATAAAGAACGACGAGGTGGAGATCGAACATATGAAAGATATAGGGCAGGATTCTTTGGAAGCTGAAAAGGCTCTATTAAATAAAAAAATGGAGTTGGAAATAAAACAAGGTGGTGATAAAGTAGCGATCCAAAAAAAATACCAATATTTACTACAGGGGTTGGAATCAAAGGACAACGACGAGCGGGTCGAGAAGTTCAAAAAGGCTTTAGAAAAACAAACCGAAACGCTAACTTATGAATACTCAAAGCAGGAAACAGAACTAAAAAAGCAGTATGCAAAGGGCTTAATCAATCAAGACCAATACAATAAAGAGCTAGAAAAAATAAAATTAAAAGCGTTACTCGACGTCAACAACAAACAAATAGCTGCAATACAACATGAACTTGCAACCGAAAAAATGTCAGACGAAAAAAGAGCGGAACTGACTAAACTATTACATGATTTACAACTTCAAAATGAAAATGCCGTTGCTGATGCCGTAATAAAAGACAATGACGACAAGGTAAAGTCGGACAAGGAAACCGTAAAAAAGAGAATAGCAATTACTCAAGAGTTACTGGATGCAAGTCGTCAAATATTTGGCGGTATTGCTGACTTTGAGATAAATAAGAGTCAAGTTGCTGTTGACGCCCTCGAAAAACAAAAGGACGCACAAGACGCACAATTTGATGCGCAAGAAGCAAACCTCGACAAGGCTATCATGTCTGAAGAGACAAGGGCGCAAAAAAAGGCTGAAATTGAAAAAAAGAAGGCAGCGGCTGATAAAGCAATAAATGACAAAATACAGGCTGAAAAGGTAAAGCAGGCTAAATGGCAAAGGGAAAAGGATATATCGGATGCAATTGTAAGCGCTGCATTGGCAATTATCAAGGCATGGGAGGCAGCACCACCACTCAACTGGATCTCGGGGGCTCTTGCAGCGTCGATGGCAGCGATTCAATTAGCTACTATCATGAGTACACCCCTTCCTGCATATGCTGAAGGGACACATAACCACCCGGGGGGGCTTTCATTATGGGGTGAAAAACAACCGGAGGTTGCAGTGCTGCCAAGTGGCAAGGCGTTTATTGCTGACAAACCAACGATAACGAACTTTGACGCCGGCACAAAGATTTACAAAAGCGTTGCTGAATATGAGAACTACATAAGCAAGGAGACAACAAACCAATTTGTTTTTGACTATCAAAAAATGGCTGAAGCGATGCCAAAGGATACCATCGAGTTGAATGGTAACGGCTCGTGGACACTAATAAATAAGACTAATAATAGAAGGACGGTTATTAACAGAAGGTATTCACTAGGAAATTAAACAAAAATGGAACTATACCAATTAATAGCACAACTTAATAACAGCACCCCGGCAACATCGTACACAATTAAGTACCTGCCTGAAAACTTTCAAGGGGTCAAAATAAGCCAAAAATTTAATTTCACGAATCCCATCGGATACACACCTAAGTTTTCGGTTGAG